CAAATGCAATATACAACATGAACGCGGTCTCTCCCGCCGTCTATCTACTCACCCATTTCCTCATCACGTGAGGAGTCGTCTTCCGGGATGTCAAAGTCCTGGTAGTCGACATGGGCACCGTCAGTATTCTCCGCAGCCACTTCCTTGTTCACCGTGTGGTAGTACTCAACCGTAAACTTCCCACACTCCGTTACGCGCTCGCTCCCCGCAGCGCGGGCAGTCACGCAAAACTCGTTGAGGTGGTCAGTGAACGACTCGTACCCGATGACCTTGTACGTCAAAGAAGTCCGCGACTTCAAGAACACCAAAGGGAACTCGTCGGGGTACTTCTTTCGGAAGGCTTGAAACATCGTGTAGAAGAAATTGAATTTCTTCGTGCTCCACACGTGGTTAAGCATGTGGCTCGACAGAGATGATGCCAAGTCACTGATCTTGGTGACTCGCAGATGCGCGACGTGCTTCGTAAATCGCGTAGGAAAGAATTTCCACACACCATCCTGGTGCTTGAACTCGTTGGAGAAGAACTCGCAGCCTTCAAAGCTGTCATGCACCTTAAAATCGGTTACATTGAAGCCGAGAGATTGCAGTTCCGCTCGATACGTGTCCATGGCAAACCCTGAGGGAAACGTCTGTAGCACATCATCCCCCCCTACCGCGATAGCATAATCCGGGGACATGATTTCCTCGTCCGTGAGGCCCATGCGCATGAGAGCAAGAACGTGAAGCACGAGCTGACCAATGCTGTTTCCAGCGATAGTCAGGAGCCATCCACTCTTCATGCAGCCAGGCCGCTCCGGACGGAAGCATTCACCGTTGGTGCAGCGGTACGTCGCGTGGTCAACCACTTCCTTGAAGCAGCTAACAACATCATCCCGGTAAGCGTCGTAGTCGGCATCTGACATGTCCTCTGGCTTGACAACCAGATCGAATATAACTGCTTCCACCAATTGGAACAGATACTCGAAATAGTTGTAATCCCAGTTCGACTTGTCACTCTCGACGACGCGCCGTCCGGTGAACTGACTTGCCAAGTGAGCAATGTCACCGGGCCGTTGTGGGTTGAAGGCGTACTTGACAGGAGACTTCTTCCACCCTCCTACGAGCGCCTCAGCAAAAGGCGCGAAAACGCAGTTATTCTTGATCGTCTTGTGGAGCGGCATGCCCGTCACAATGCGCGGCATGTCACGCTCCAACTTGTCGACCTTCGTAGGTTCTGCCTTAATGAAACACTTAAGCTCCACTTCAGGACTATCCCATTCACGCTCGACCAGCTCCGCGAAACCTTCTTTCGTGAAGCTCTTAAGGACCTGGGCAATGGTCGCATGGCCGGCTGATTGGTAGGGGTGCCCCGGACTTTTTGAGTCTTTGATGGCCGACGAGTCGATCACTTCAAGGATGCGTCCACGCGACCGCCAACCAGCATCAGGCTGGAAACGGTTGTGGCGCATCATTTCAGAGACGATCATCACGGCTCGATCTCCCTCAGCTGTCGTCGGGGGTTTCGTAAGCGTTTTAAGACGATCATGGAACAGTTCCAAATGCTTAACAACTGACTTAGCTTCAAGAGCTGAGTCAATCGCTGGATACTTGTACTTCGTCGCGTCATACCCCAGTTTTTCTAGGGCCGCGCTGTTCGAGTCCAAGTACTCAGCGACCTCAGCTACTTCAATAGGAGCTTTGTTGCTGTGCACTTGCGCTTGACGAGGCAAGCGCAGAACGCCACGGCGCATTGCTTTGACTTTCGTGACCACTTCCGCCGCAACCTCCTGGGTCAAACCCGGGATTACGGTCGGCATGGGCGCCGATTCGTCAGCATAGCCAATGAACGTCCGATAGGAATTGTCCGTCAAAGGGGTCGTGTCCGGGTCAAGCAAACGCTCGACGAGATCTTCATACTTCGGGTTGCCCGAGCGGTACTTGCGCATTAAATCCGCAACTTCCTCACGTGTCCACCCTAGGTCAACTCGTCCAGCGTTGTCTTCCCAGCCATAACGACCCTCCATCAATAGGGCTTTCACTTTGTGAGATCTGCCCTTCAACTTGACATCGTGCTTGACCGGTTCTCGGTCAGGCGTGTTCGACTCATTCACCCGAGCCTCCTTCAGGCTAAAGCGCAACAGCATCTTGATCACTTCGATCCGGATGGCGACGTTATGGTCGCCTGCGGCCTGAACGTGCATGCCTACTGCGCTACTTCCCGAGTAGATAGGGCTACCTGAGTGGCCCGGATGAGTTGTCGCCGTGTGCCACA